GAGATCCAGCACAAAAGGGGTAGCGGGTACTTCTACTTCACCAGCATCGAGACGGGCGCATCGGTGGGTGAGTCCGTAATGGTTTGCTACTACGATCACCTCACTATCGACCAATGGGTCAAAGAAGCAGAGGAGGCAGTGAAATGAAACTCAAACCACACGGAGGCAAACGCAAGGGTGCCGGACGCAAGAAGGGCAGCACCAACGCCAACGCGAAGGGCAGGACGGTGATCACACGCGGGGTCTCTATGCCCGCACCGCAGTGGGACAGGCTCGATGATCTCCGCGGTGATCTCTCCCGCGGCAAGTACATCTCCGGTCTGATGGGACATGAAGTCGCATCGATAGGACTTTAAGTCCTAACGATAGGAATCTGAGTCCTATCATCATTGGGCTTGCAGGTGTATTGACACCTCGCTACAATCACAATTTATCAGCAGGTCATTAGATCAAGACTCATCACATGTCCGTATTAAAAACTCAGCACTCCGAGAAGCGAGTAGGCAAGGGTGATGCCCGCCGCGACTCCTTCTCCACGTTCCAAAAGAACTTTCCCACTTTGAAGAAAGACCAACCCCTTAGAGGGAAGCTCTTCCTGCAAAAACACACCCGAACCATAACCACATATCCAAACCAACCATGATCGTCCGCGTATCCATCGACCTCACACTCATCGACAAATCGAGAGTCAAAGACGCAATCCGTAAGAACGGCAAGCCCGCCAAATTCTACGATGCCGTCATCTTCATCAACGACGAACTCGACCAGTACGGACAGTGCGGAACCCTCTGCGAGAGCGTGACTCTTGAGGAGAAGAATGCCGGAAAGAAGGGGGTTATTCTTGGCAACCTTACGCCAGCATCAAAGCAGGCACCTAAAGTTGAGCCAGCACCTATCAAAGCAGTGGTTGCCTCCATCGAAGCTGACGACGATCTGCCGTTCTGATGAAGAGGCAACGCACCTATGGGTATTGGGTCGGATGGACTGTATGGCAGATTGGTATCTGCTGTGGATTCATTCGCGCCTGCTTTAAGACCAAATAGCATGCCTCACATATCTACCTTTTCAGACCGAGTTACAGGTGAAGAGTGTGCAAGGTTAGGGCACCACCATCCCGTCAACTACCCCAAGCACTACACATCGCACCCCTCCGGTGTGGAGTGTATTGAGGTGACCCAACACATGAATTTCTGCATCGGTAACGCGATCAAGTACCTATGGAGGTGCGACGATAAGAACGCACCGATCCAAGACCTGCATAAAGCTATTTGGTACATTGAGAAAGAGATCGACCGAAGAACATCCTAATGACCCCTAAAAAATCTACCTTAAAGCCACGGCAGGAGAAGTTTGCGAAAGCCCTCGCAAGCGGTTTGCCGTTGGCTAAAGCCGCAAAGAAAGCGGGATATAAAGAGAACCGAAAGTCAGCGCAGATTACCTCTAAAAATTTGGACATAATTGGACGAGTGACGGAACTGCGCGAAAAGAATGAGGAATTACTGGAGACAAGCAGGCAGGGATTCATCCGTACCATTCATGCGAGATTCAGTGATGAGGAGAACAGGGACGCACCTAAGTATGGAGAGATGCTCGCCAAAGCATGCGGATATAATGCTCCCGAACAAATCGACATCCTGCATCACATGGTGGTCAACATCCGCATCGGCGGGAAGGTCATCGAATGAGTGCAACATCTATTGCAACCGTGATCCTCATAGGATTCGTTGGGGTCTTCATCCTGCTCACCTCACCCCGCTAACTTTGCTGCCAGTGGTTGAACTCAACAAAAGTTGTGGATCTGACGACCCATTGGCAGCACCCCTTTTCATGACACCAATCACGCTATCTATACAGCCATACAACCACGAATGCGGCGATGGATGTTGCTCCGAATACGGGGAAACTTGGTCAGTTGACGGAGTGGAAGTAGCTACCGGCCCATGTGAACACAACAGACTGCAACAGCTTTTACATCATCTTGGTTTCGACGCTGACATTGTGGGTAAAAACGAGGACGGAGAGGAGGTTTGGGGGCTATGAAAAACACCTCCACACCACGCACCGATGAGATTTTAATGCAATGCCCTGCTCACTTGCAGGAGGTTGCTCTTGCTAATCTGTCGCAGGATCTTGAGCGAGAACTCGCCGCATCCAAGGCCGAGATTAAAGACCTAAAGGAAAGTGCGGAAAGGATAGGCACAAACCGTTACGAACAACTTAAGAAAGCAGAGGCCGAGGTCGAAGAGTTGAGGAAGGAGATGCTCCAACTACGGCATGCCTCCCTTTGTCGTTATGAGTAAAGCCACCCTCCCCACCTGCAAGAAGTGCGGCAGGAAAGCTCCGGTCTCAATCCGATCCGGCAAGTGCATCAAGTGCGAGAAGTGATGAAGTGCACCAAATGCCAAGACACCGGATGGTATTGGTACGACCATAACCACTCAACAATCTGTCATGCCTGCTGCAAGCACAAGGACGGTTGGTGGGATCTCACTCCCCACCATCACGGGTACGTCAAAGGCGAGGACAACTCGTGCTGCCGGCAAGGTTGCGGCACAATGAGGAGGGAACTGAGCGATGCCGCTTGAAGTAAACATCGATCTAGACCCGCGGGAACAGTTCCTCCCGTTCATCCTACGCAAGAACCGATTCGGGTGCGTTGTAGCCCATCGTCGAAGCGGGAAAAGCTATCACGCGATCATGGATATGGTCAGTCGAGCGATGCGTTTCAAGAGAGAAGGCCCGCCGTGCAGGTATGCCCTCATCGGCCCGACGAGAGATCAGATCAAGCTGATCGCATGGATGTATCTCAAGCAATTCACGCAGGACATTCCTACGGTCAAGTACAACGAAGCCGACCTGCAAGTGACCCTCCCGAACAAAGCGACGATCCGACTCTTCTCCGGCGATGCGTACGAGAGGCTCCGCGGCACCTACATTGATGGATGCATTCTCGATGAGTGCTCTGATTTGGATCCGCAGGCGTGGTACGGAGTCGTCCGACCCACCCTCATCGACTACAACGGGTGGTGCGTGTTCTCCGGCACACCGAAGGGCAGAGGATTCCTATGGAGGATGTGGCAGGAGTCTCTCAGCAATCCCGAATGGTTTTCCCTCATGCTCAAGTCATCGGAGAGCGGCATCATTCCCGCGGGGGAACTGGAGAGCATTAGAGCAGGCACACCGGAGCACCTTTTTAGGCAGGAGATGGAGTGCGACTTCTCGGTGGGCAAGCTCGGTGCCATCTACGCTCGACTGCTGGAGCAGGCACGGAACGAGAGGAGGATCTCCAATGACATCCTCTATCATAAGGAGCTACCCGTCTTCACCTCATGGGACATCGGTGCCCCTCTCAATCAACGGGTTTGGATAAGCCAAATCGTCGGAGACCGTATCGTGCTTTTGGAGAGTCTCTTCGGCAGTCACGACTGCGGCACCCCCGCCGAGTGGGTCGCAAGATTGCAAGCGAAGCAATACAACTACGCTTCACACTTCGTGCCTCACGATGCTGCCACTGCCAACGGTGGCTTGTTTCAAGGGGCGTTACTCACTGCCGGACTCACCAACGTGGTCGCAGTGCCCCGTCAGAACTCGGTGTGGGATGGCATCAATAGCGCACTAGAGGCATTCCCTCGCGTCTCGTTCAACGAGGAGGGGTGTGGGCAGGGCATCGATGCTCTCGACCAGTACGCTAGTCGCTCAGAAACCGATGGCATCACCATCCGTGACGTTCCCATTCATGATCACGCCTCACACGCGGCAGATGCCTTCTCGCTACTCTTTCAAGCGATCTCCAAAGGGATGGTCGTGGATCGTCGTGCGATCCCTCAGAAGATCAATATGGGCTACCAACCGCAGAGACAGCGTGTAGCTACAATGGGGTTCAGAGGGTAGTCCTTCCTGTACATGAGACCCGTACAGGAAGCCGCGGCAGTCTACGAGAGGGAGGCATGCGCGAGATCCTTCAAAGAGGATCTAGAGGCCCACCTGCTCAATGGCATCGTGGTCTCAACTCCCGACCTCTTCCTCATGGCGCGACCCGTCTGTCATGCCGCGACACGGGAGGAGATCGTCAACCCGTGGTGCAATTCCTTCCGGCATCTCGACATGTGGCACCTCTACCTCTACGCGGGAGACATGATGTCCGCTTTCAAGCAGGCACCCCATAAATTACCTCTTGTCTCGTGGGAGAAACGAAACGGCTTGCGGGTGTATAGTTGGGATGCTATCTACTCCGCATGCGCGAAGCGTTCCTCTCCTTCATATCGGACATCTCTAACCTCCTAACGCCCGAAATGGCACTCGCGGGAGGTCTCCCGATGCCTCCCCGTCTACCAGCAAAGGATTCCCTTCTGCTGGCAAAGGGTGGAGGTGGTGGCGGGATGGCACCCTCACCCCCTGACCCTCCGGTCATCAACATCCCTGCGGCTCCGACTCCTCCTCCCCCACCCCCACCACCGACAGCATCCTCCGCGGATGTTGCGTTGGCACAGCAGGCCGGAGCAGTGAACGCTCAGAAGGGTTTCGGTTACAAAGCCTCCCTCCTCAAGTCCGGCGACCCATCGGTCAACACCGCGACCGGAAGCGGATCCCTCTTAGGAAGCTAGTATGGATGAAGTTTTGCCCGCAGGTGTAAAGACACCCAAACCGGACAAGAGCAAGACAGTGCTTGCCGCATCGGTGCTGGCACGTTGGTCGGCACTAGAGGCAGACCGCAACTACTGGATGTCGATGTGGCAGACCCTCGCCACCTACGTCATGCCGCGCAAGAGCTACATCCTCAATAAGCAGGTCGGCCCCAACGTCGACCGCGAGACTCAACTCTTCGACACCACAGCAGTCCGCGCCAATCAGATCATGGCAGCGGGCATCATGAGTTACGTCAATGATCCCCACTCAAATTGGGTGCAACTCTCCGCACCGGAGAACATGGAGGACGCTGAAGGGGTGGATGAATACTTTGCCGAGTGCACCGAGATCATTCTAGAGGAACTCGGTCGCTCTAACTTCTACAGCACCATTCATGAGGTGCATCTTGAGCGGGGTGCGTTTGGCACCTGCGCGATGTTTGTGGACTCCGGCAGCACGGTTCCCCTCCTCTTCAAGACCTTTGACGTAGGCACCTTCTGCGCCTCCGAGAATAACGAGGGCATGGTCGATACCATCCTCGTTAAAAAGGAGATGACCATCCGGCAACTGGTGGAAGAGTACGGCATCGAGAATGTCTCGGAGCCGACACGCAAGCAGTACGAGAGCGGAGACGGCAAGAACTACGAGCACAAGATCGAGATGATCCACCTCATTGCTCCCCGCGCCGAGAAGGATCGGACGAAGGGCAAGATCGATGGCGAGAATAAAGCCTTTGCCTCAGTCCATGTGGAGGTCAATGCCCGCCACATCCTCCGCAATGCAGGCTTTGACGAGCAACCCTTTGTAGTCTCCCGCTTCTTGAAGTGGCAGCAGAGTGTCTATGGGTGGTCACCCGCATGGGTGGCGTTGCCGGATGCCAAACAACTAAACTTCCTCCAGAAGCAACTCGACTCCCTCGCCGAGCTTGCTGCCTTCCCACGCCTGCTCGTGCCGGAAGATATGAACGGAGATGTCGATCTCCGAGCCGGAGGGATCACCTACTTCTCAGCCACAGATCCCAACGCGATCCCCCGCGAATGGGCGACAGCAGGTCGCTACGACATCGGTCAAGACCGTGTGAAGATGAAGCAGAACCACATCGAGGAGTCTTTCAATGTGCCCCTCTTTCAGATGTTCGCTCAAGAGGAGGCCCAACGCGGTGGAACCCCCATCACGGCAACTCAAGTCCGTGCAATGGAGTCAGAGAAATTAGTCCTCATCTCCCCTACCTACTCCCGCCTCACCACTGAGCTACTCATCCCTCTCATTAAGCGTGTCTACGGCATCCTCGCCCGCCGCGGTCTCCTCCCACCACCACCGGACGCTCTCATCCAACTCAATCCGATGGGTGAGGCATTCATCCCCGAACCGCAGGTGGTCTTCAATAACCGGATGTCCATCGCGGTCGGCACACGCTCGGTGCAGGTCATCGATGAGGTGGTCGGATCTGCCGTCCAACTGGCAGCAGCAACCGGAGACATGTCTCCTCTTGATAACTTTGACTTCGACAAGATCGTGCGTGAGAAGACTCTCGCCAATGGTGGTGACCCCGACTTTCTGCGGGACACTCAGCAGGTCGCTCAGATGCGTCAGCAGAGGCAGCAGCAGGCCGCGCAGCAGCAGCAGATGGCACAGCAGCAGCATCAAGCCGACATCGCTCAGAAGCTCGGTAGCGTCAAGCCGGAGACCGCGGCAGGTGCCCAACTTCAGAAGGGGATGCAGCAATGAGCGGAATCCCTAAAGAGGTTCTCTCTTATTCGGTGCTCACGACTGAGGCGGGTGTGGAGGTTATGAGTAATTTGAAGAAGGTTTTCGGCACTGATGCTCCTGCATTCATCGCTAACTCCGAGGGCAACTACGACCCCCTTAAAGCGGCACTACGGGACGGTCAGAGGCAGGTGATCCTGCATATCGAATCCTGCATCAAGCGAGCGACTCATGAAGCACCAAAAACCAAAACAGCCCGAAAGGACTAGACCGACCGAACTCAAGCCGGAATCCCTACGGGAGAATCCGACCTTCATCAGTTGGCATCGGGAGAACTTCACGGAGGTGGAGCATGCCGAATTTTTAGCCGGAGGTGTATTGCCACCTATGCAGGACTCCATTTTGCCTACGGGTGTAGATACACCCGCGAGCAACGACAGCAACCACCAACCCAATGAAACCGAATGAACAACTCAAGCGAGGGGGTCTCAGTGACTCCCGTGGACGGCAACGCACTCCTCGCCTCAAGCGAGGGCAGCACCAACCCGACCCCTACGACGACATCGACCCCCACAGGAACGGGAAGCCTCATCGACCCGACAACTGGCGGGAGTACCTCGACTTCACCGACCTCGACTCAGACGGATAGTTCCCCGTGGTCTCTGAACGACAAAGGTCAGTTTGGGGAAGGGTGGCTCGACCGACTCGGTGACGAGTTCAAGAACGACAAGCAGATCCTCGGTCAGTTCAAGGATCCCGCGGCAATGGCGAAGACGCTGATCAATCAGCAACGTCTCCTCGGCAAGAAGGCAGATGCCATCATCATGCCGACCGACAAGAGTACGCCGGAGGAGTGGGCAGCATTCAACGCGAAGCGTGGTGTGCCGGAGAACGCGGACGGTTACGCGGTCAAGCCTCAGAACCTCCCTGCCGGAGCAGAATGGAACGAGGGGCAGGCAAAGGAGTTCAACACTCTCGCCCATAAGCTCGGAGTCACGCCTGCTCAAGCCGAGCAGATCATGGCATTCGATCTCGCCCGATCCTCTCAAGCCGCAGAGGTGCAGGCAAAGGCCGCACAAGTGGAGTTTGAGGCAGGCAAGAAAGCACTCGGTGAAGCATGGGGTGACAAGTTCGACACCAACATGGCAGTGGTGAAACGGGCCTGCCAAGTGACCGGACTCGACCCCAACTCAAAGGGTCTTTCTGATCCCGCGGTGGTGGTAGCACTGGAACGCTTTGCCCGCATGGTGAGCGATGACAAGATCGTCAACTCGGACAGCACTGCCACCTTCATGGCAGGATCGGCGAAGGGCAGGGACATCCAGATGAACCCGCAGAACCCGTACCATCAGCGGTATGTGGACGGTGACAAGGAGATCAACAAACTAGTCCTCGACTTGCTCAAGAACGGTTAGTTGCTCGACTGTTCAAGACGGCCCCCATCTCGATATCGCCACCGCGGGCTACATGCTCCGTGCGAGAGGAGGTGGGGGTTTCTTGTGTCTGGAGAAATTGATTAGATCCGTGCGCCCAAATGACCCCATGAGGGGATTTCGCGCCCCGCAGATAATCAACCGATGAGTGAATCGAACACTCGTTCCCCGATCAACACGGGATCCTACCACTGGATGAATCGGTGACTGAACAGATGCCACCCTACATCCGATTGCACTTTCTGCAATGAAATGTCCAGTTTGATACTAGTCGGGCTTGCGGTCGTGTGCCGAGAGGTGTATAGACAAACCAACGCCATCGAAGGATAACCAAATCTTCGGCCCATGTAGGTGGAGTGACCCGATTGAGACTGACCCCGTTAGGGACAATCAGAGCAGACCGGACATCAATCCAAACTCGTTTCCGCTAACCAACCCGCGGAGACACACCCACCTACCCTATCATGGCTAACCTTACCCAAATCGATCAGCACTTCATTGTTGCCTACGAAAACTCGTGGCAGCTTCTCCTCCAGCAACTTGATTCCCGTCTCAAAGAGCGTGTCAAACTCGTCTCCGCTTCCGGTGCCGCAGTCCGCTTCAACCAGATGGACAAGATCGCAATGGCAGCAGTCAGCAGCAAGAATGCCGCTACTCCTACCATCGACATCACGATGCCTTCACGTTGGGCCTACCCGACTGCTTACGATGTCGCCAACATTGTTGACGAATTTGATGAAATCTTCCTCGGTTCGGTATCCAACCCGACCAGTGAGATCATGCAGTCGCAGGTCGCCGCGTACAACAGGACGGTTGACGGCATCATCCGTGATGCTGCCACTGGTTCCGCTACGGAGACAGACACCTCCAGTAAGGGCATCCAAGTGACAAAGTCCGTTGCTTACGACACGACCAACAACCAGATCGCGAAGGATCGCGTTCCGTTTGGTGGCACCGCAGTGAACTCCGGCCTGACCATCGACAAGGTGCGTTATGCCAAGTACAAGCTCGACAAGAACGAAGTTCCTGCCGAAGACCGCGTTCTCGTCATCAGTGCCGCTGAAGTCAGTGACCTGCTTTCGACCACTGAGGTCTCCAACAGTCTTTACAACAGTGTTCGCGCACTGGTGGACGGACAGGTTGATTCCTTCCTCGGTTTCAAGATCGTCCGCTACGAGGGTCTTGCAGTTGCCGGAACTCCCGCCCTCCGCACTTGCTTCGCCTATCACAAGAACGCTCTCGTTCTCGTGGACGGTGGACGCAAGACCTACATGGACATTCGCGCTGACCTTTCACACGGTTTGGCCATTCGTTCCACCGCGGTTGTCGGTGCCACCCGTCTGCTTGACAGCGCAGTGGTGACCATCCTCACGGACACGACCAAGCAGTAGTCCCTCCCAAGTCGGGGGTGGGGTTCCTTATGGGATCCCACCCCTTTCTTTTAACCAAAAATATCTCTCTATGGATTCAACGACCATCTGCAATCTCGCCCTCTCCAAAATCGGAGATCAGTCGATCACCTCGCTCGATGACAACACGTTGGAATCCCGTTTCTGCAAGCTCTTCTACCCCGTGGTTCTCGGTCAAGTCCTCATGCAAAACACATGGAACTTCGCCACTCAGCTTGCCTCCCTGTCGCAGAACTCTGCGGCACCCATTTTCGATTGGAACTTCTCCTATCAACTCCCCGCGGACTTCGCCCGCATCGTGAAGTTCAACTCCTTCACCTCGACCGATGCCATTGCCAACTACGAGATCAATGGGCAGACACTTCTCACTGATGAGGAGAGTGCCGAGATTGCCTACATCTCCACCTCGCCCGATGCCTCCACCTTCACCCCCGCCTTTGTGGAAGTGTTTGCCCTCCGACTCGGAGCCGAATTAGCCAAACCACTTGCCGGATCTCTTGATTTGAAGAACCAACTGCTTGCAGAGTTCAAGGTCGCCATCTCGGAGTCGGGACGCATCGATGCCAATTCCACACGACCGCGCAAGATCGAACCGTGGCTGAACTCTCCTTTGGTACGTTCTCGCTTTAACGGTCTACTCGCGTGATTCACGACCTCATCTCCTCCTTCAACGCGGGAGAACTCAGCCCGTACCTTTCTTCGCGTACCACTCTCGACAAGTATCGGAGCGGTTGCTCCAAGCTAGAGAACTACCTCATCACTCCCTACGGGCCTGCCAATAGGAGATCCGGCACGGAGTATCTCGGTGCCGCGAAGATTGCTGGAACCCGTTGCCGCTTGATCGGTCTGAACCTCTCCGATGCCAACCGCATCGTGCTGGAACTTGGTGTGGGGTACATGCGCTTTTGGAAGGATGGTGCCATGATGACGCATCCAGTTGTAGCTACATGGAACGGTGTCGCTTACACGACCTCTAGCGTACTTGAAGCGGTCGGGATCACCTATGCTTCCACCAGTACGGCACCCGTCTATGCGGCATCCTCCGGCTCAGTAGGCACTCCCGTCCCTTACTCTGAGGCAGAACTCCGCACCGTTGCCATCGTGCAGGTCAACAACGTGGTCTACCTCACACACCCCTCCTACACTCCTCTTCGTCTCTCCTATTGGGGCACCAACTCCAGCAATCCTCCCTTCACCATTGGAGAGGTTCCGTGGAAGTGGGCGCAGATGGGTGATGTGAATGCCACCACCACCAGCATCACCCCCTCCGGCACGACCACCACCCTTTCCTCAGTCGCTTTGAGCTATGTGACCACCACAGCAACGGGCACCTACACCAATCACGGTCTCTACATCGGTCAACCCATCACCATCAGTGGTTCCGCTCAAGCCAACTACAACGGGTCGTGGGTAGTTGCCAGCATCCCGACCGCGGACACATTCACCTTTGTGGTGACCACTGCTCCGGCAGCTACCTCCACCGGATCTCTCTCGGCACTCTTTCCTGCTCTTGCAGGTGCAACCACGACCCTTACAGCATCAAGCGGCATCTTCACCGCGGCACATGTTGGAAGCTACTGGCAGATCGCCCACCCAAACCCGTCGAGCACCCTCTCTCTCGCCATCGACACCACCAACGCGACCTCCGGCGCAATCAAGATTTTGGGCAAGTGGTCTCTTCAGACCTTTGGAACGTGGACGGCATCCATCGACCTGCAAGCCTCCTCCGACAACGGGATCAACTGGAAGACCGTCCGCACCTACAAGAGTGCCGCTGACTACAACGCGACCTCAAGTGGTGAGGAGTTTACCGACACCCTCTTCCGGCTGAAGGTCAGCAACTATGCGGTATCCACCTATGTCGGAGGAACCGCAATGCCGACCACCACCTCCTTTGCCCCGCGGGTGATGCTTTCCCCTGTCGATCCAACACTCAAAGGTTTGGTGAGGATCACGGGATTCACCTCATCGACCGTAGTCACCGCAAAGGTTATTAAGGATCTCGGCAACGCCACAGCAACCGCAGTCTGGAACGAAGGTGCCTTCTCCGCGGTGAAGGGTTACCCCTCCTCCTGCTCTATTCACGAGAGTCGGATCATCTTTGCAGGCACCAGTGAGGCACCCTCCACCATTTGGGGAAGTGTCACTAACGACTTTGAGAACTTCCGGCAGGGTGCCTATGACGCTGACTCCTACTCTTTCACTCTTGCCAGTAACTCCGGCGGGCGCATCCAGTGGTTGACCAGCAAGACGGGTTTGCTCATCGGCACCACTCAAGACGAGTGGAGTCTCTCCTCCTCGGACGGGACACGACCCCTCACGCCGACCAACGTCTTAGCCAAAAAGCAGTCCAAATACGGAAGCACATCCCTTCCCGCCCTCATTATCAATGACACCGTCATCTACCTCCAAAAGATGGGACGGAAGCTACGGGAGTTTGTCTACACATGGTCAAGTGAGACATGGGTCTCCAACGACATCACCGCACTAGCGGAGCACACGACACGCGGCGGGATCGTGGAACAAGCCTACCAACGGGTGCCGGATGCCCTTCTGTGGCTTGTCCGTGCCGATGGTCAGTTGGTCACCATGTGCTACGAGAGGGAGCAGCAGGTGGTCGGATTTAGTCGGCACACTACCATCGGAGGCACCTTTGAATCGGTCGCCACACTCAACGGACTCAATGGCGAGGACGAGGTCTATGTGTCCGTGAAAAGAATCATTAATGGGGCTACCGTCCGCTATATCGAGCGGTTCCGCACGGGCATGCGTGACGCTCTCGACAATGCCGACACCTCTTCGTGGTGGTATCTCGATGCCGCAGTGCTGAAGACCTTTGGATCTCCCACCACCACCATCACCGGACTTTCCCATTTAGAGGGTCAGAAGGTCTCTGTATGGGCCGACAATGCCGTAGGGTCGCTTAGTGTGACGCAACCGACCGTAGTGGCCGGCAGCATCACGTTGCAGTCTCCTGCCTCCTCCGTGCTGATCGGGCTACCCTACACCTCAACGCTTACGCCGATGATGTTGCAGAAGGATCTGCAAGACGGCACCTCCGCAGGTCGCCGGATGCGGATCAATAAGATGAATGTGAAGGTCTATAATTCACTCGCGGGAGAATACTCCTCAGATGGTGTGAACTGGTTCCCTCTAGTCACCCGACACCTATCCGATGAGATGGACTCACTCCCTCCCGTGCTCCTCGGATACGAGAGGGTTTCGGTCTCCTCCAACTGGAAAGACGGCGTGGACATCTCCATCCGGCAGACCCTCCCGATGCCACTCACGGTGGTCGCTATCGCAGCAAGTTGGGATTCCGCGGAGGCGGGTCAGTAGTGGCTTGAGGTGTATATATGAATGTGATAAAAGAACCCCTCATGGATCTCGCCACCACTCCCCTTTCACAGAAAGAGAAGATGGATCTCTTTGAGGCTGAGTTGGCAAAGTGTCCGCAGGTTAATTGCCCTCTTGTCCATCGGTTTTCTGACGGCATGTATATTCGCGAGATCCACATGCCCGCGGGGATCATTGTTACCTCCCGCACCCACAAGACTCAGCACCCCTTCGTCATCTCCAAAGGAGTTGTGGAAGTCATTAAAGAGGACGGCAGCAGGGAGGTCTTGCAAGCCCCTTACACGGGCATCACTGAAATTGGTTCCCGAAGAGTTGTCCTTGTGCATGCCGACACCATTTGGAGCACCTTCCATATCACAGAGAAGATAGATCCGGTCGAGATTCTAGAGGACATCACCTACACGGAAAATGATCTCCTGCCGGAAGGGTTTCGGCAGGCATACCTCGGTGGCAAAAACGATCTCCTGCTCTCATGAGGTTCATTTCCCCACCGCAGACAATTTCGGAGGCACGGCACAGGGAGTTTCCAGTTTACGAGTCGGGACTCATTGCTGGTGCTGCTGTTGTCGTTTCTGCGGTAGGTGTAGGCTATTCCATCTATTCTTCAGAGACCGCGTCTGCCGATGCAAAGGCAGCAGCAAAGTCAAATGCTGCAAAGCAACGCCAGCAGGCAACGGCAAGTGCCGCGGTCGCTCGCTATCAAGCGCAACTTAACTACAAGACCGCGATGGCGCAGGCCGATGTCGCTGACAAGAACGCTCTCAATCTCCACCAGCAGGCACGGGGAACCGAGTCTCTCGGTAACGAGAACATCAACCGGATGGTCGAGGGGCAGGACGCTCAGAACTCCTCCAACAAAGCGGCAGTTGGCGCGAGCGGGATCACGGTCGATTCCGGTTCCCCTATCGTTGTGCAGGCGTACAACTCCGGCATGCAGCAGTTGAACCGGATGGACGCTCTCTATTCCACCAATGTCGCGGCAAGCGAAAAGGATTGGGCGGGCACGATGCAGACCTATCAAGCCGCAGTCACCCGCGAGACCGCGAAGCAGTACCAGTACGCGGAGCAGATGGCGAGTTGGAATGAGGTGATGGGTTTCCAGAGTGCGTCAGGGCAGCAGCAGCAAGCTAATAACGTGGCCACCGCACAGACCAATGCTGCTTACGGGGAGGCCATCAGCAATCTCGGCACCACGGTCTCCAATGCAGGGTATGCCTACAAGGAATACAAAGCGAACAAGGCGAGCGACTCCAGTCAAACCCCCAACAACCAATCCCTAGTCAGTTCCAAACCGTACACGGGAATGGGGTCAAAAACCTACGGGCAGCAATAATATGGCAGTCATTAAACTTTCCGAGATCCCCAACGCACCGCAGCAGGTTGCCAACATGACGATGTCTCCGCAGTACGCGGGAGATCAAGTCGGCGGGCAAGCCAAAGCGGACATTGCCCGCGGGTTTGAGGGGGTTATGCAGAACCCGCAGGCAGCAGGTGCCATAGGGAGGGCCGGAGCATCACTCGGCAACAACATGACCTCCGCAGGTGGAAACATCACCTCCGGTGCCCTCTACTTCGCAAAGGGTCAGAAGACCGCAGAACTCAAGCAGGCCGAAGTCACGGGCATGCAACCCTTTCAACTCAACAAGCTCAAGATTGAGGGTGAGTACAACGAGCGGATCAACAATCCCGACAATCATATCTCCGTTGAGCAACGTGCTGGCGAGTGGCTGAAGATCACCAACGGAGGTCAACGCTTTAGTGAGGGTCTCGACCCACACCAGCAGGCCGCGTATTCGGCAGAATCGACCAACGCATTCACGCGGGGCCTCGCTCAAGCCTCCAATGATGCGAACACTTTCAAGCACCAGCAGTTCGCCGCAAAGCAGGGTGAACTCATGGACACCTACATGCAGTCCAAGCAGTACGGTGAAGTGAGGAAAGTGAAAGACAACTCCGTTCTTACGGGTGCCATCACGCATGCCGATGGCGAGAAGATTGAGACCAACATCAAGACCAACGAGCAGTTTGATGGAGTGATCAACTCCATGAGGGATGACACTAAAGGCGAACTCTACAAGAGTATCAAAGCTACCGGAGAGGCGGGTGGATCGATTAAAAACGCACCGAACCTCTCTCCCGAAAATCTCGTGAAGCTCGGCAAGATCGGTGAGGTGATCCACTTTCAGAATGTGTGGGCAAACAGCGTTGATCCCATGATGAATCGGATTCAAGCGAAGCACATCATCGACCCAAAGCAGTTGGAGCAGTACCCCGAATTTCAAGCCGCACCGGAAGAGCAGAAGCAGATGCTCCGCATGCGGGCAGCATACAATAGGACGGGAGACGAGGCAAAGGTCTACGACACCGCGGGGCAGAACCTCGTGGACACCTTCCCAAAGGATCTCAACAACCCCACCAAAGAACTCCTCGACCGCAAGACATGGATCGGTGCCAATGTCTCCGATGCTACGGCACCCGTTCTGATCAAGAAACTAGATGACAAGTTTGCCGAGATGGTCGGCAACAACGGCAGACTCAAGCCGGAGACGGGAGTGATGACCAACGCCGCGCAGCAGGTCGATGCGATCTTCAATTCCGGCAGACTCATCGATGACAAGCTCTCCGTGTTGGATGCCAAGATCCGAAAGGGCACCGCATCCAAAGCGGAACTTGATAGCTACCTCAAAGGGTCGGCGATCCGCGATGGAATCATGGATAAGGTTCGCGCAGCAGGCCCACAGAACGATGCCGAGGCCGCCAAAATCATCAACCAAGAGACCCGCAACTACCGTGCATCTCATCCAAAGATAGAGGGTTCCCTATGGTGGAAGCAGTCAGTGCCTGCTCCGGTGATTAAGACTTCTGACGCGGGTGCCGGATGGAGCAGTGCTGTCGCCACCTCCTTCGGAACCAATGTGGATGGGTCTCCCGATAAGGAAGACAACGGCAACGGAAGGTATGCCGGAACCAAAACAGCAGACCCAACCTACATGGGCGCATCCCTTTCCGAGAAGGTTCTCCGCGCTCACGGGATCGATCCTACCGACCCGAAGGACGTAGCAAAGTACGCGGTCGAGGCAACGGCAAACAATCAAACCGTCAAGATTCCTATCGCTGATCTTGGGCCTGCCAAGTGGGTCGAGAATCGGCAGGGAACCACTCTTGACCTCACGGGTGCCGTCCACCGCGAACTCAAGCTGAAGGGCAAAGATCCCGTCCAGTACCGCATCGTACCCGCCTAACTTTCATGGATGAAACACCCACACCCGAACCGTCACTCGATCTTCAGACCCCCTTTGAGCGGAACCTCAATGCGTTTGAGGATGCCCCGCTAAATCCGGCTCCCGTCTCCTCCCTGCCTTCCAACGAACTCGGTGGATGGCATGCCGCATTCACGGACAAAGAGAACAACGGAGGCAAGACCCCTGCCGCGATTGGTGCCTCTAAGGTGGATGACAACCCTCAAGACTTCCGCGACCTCTCTCTCAACATGCACGGACTCGCCGCGTTGAGTGGCAAACCCGTCGAGGAGATCGGTCAGAACTACGAGCAATTCAAGCAGCAGTATGTGAAAGATCAGAATTGGGACATGCCCAAGACTGAGGCCGAGTTCCGCTCTCAACTCGGTAAGAAGGTCGAGACTCAATACAATCAGTCGAGCGCACTAGATGAGGCGAAGAAGCAGGCACTTGCCGACTCAGAAGAAGATGCTGGTGCCGGATATAGCAAAAACCTACTCGTGCGATATGCCGAGTGGAACACTCAGCATGCGGGTTCCTTTGTGGGGGTGCCGGACACTCAAAAGATGCAGGCATGGATGCAGTCCTACGGGCCTGCCAGACACGGATTGCAGTCTCAGTATGCGGGTCTCGCTAAACAGATTGTTGATAACTTCATCAACGACGATCAAGACACCGACCTCGGCAACAAGATCAAGACCGCTACCGGAGTGGTGAATGCCGCTCTCGGAGGCGACTCCAGTAACCCCAATTCAGAGTCCACCATCCGGCAGGACAAGAAGACACCGGAGATGCAACAGCACCTCGCTAGTGAACTGGCAGAGGTTCCGGCTCAAGACATCCCGCAGGTTCGCAACCTCATCCGTTCCTATGCCGCTCATCAGAATAAGGGGAAAGACAATAGCAATGTGATGTACAAGATGACCCAAAAGATGGGTCGCCTCTTTGGTAATATCCTTCCGGCAGCAAAGGATCAGATGCAACTTGCCGCAGTTAGTGACATGTCGAGCGTAGCGGGCATCGATGCCAGCAAAGAACTCCACAAGATCCGCACACGGGCACTCCTCCGCACCATTGCCAATGAGGATGTGAATCCGTTGCAGGGTGATAACTTCTCGGAGAACGTGATGCTCGGAGTTGCCGGAGTTGCCCCCATTATTGCGGCATACTCATTCGGCCCCGCAGTTGGCAATGCCTTCATGTTCGGTGAGGGCATGATCTCCTTTAAGGACAGGCAGATCGTAAACAACCCCGATGCCTCTCTTGCCGCTATTGAGGCAAAGACAGATGCCTTTGGCACTCTTTCGATCCTCCCTATGATGCTCGGTCTCGGAACGGTCTCCCGTGCCTTCCCTGCTACCGAGGCAGTAATTAACACGCTTGCCCTCGACAGACCGATCTTTAACCAATTCCTGCATGCTTCTGTAGGTACGGCAGGAGCAACCTCTTCGCAGGTGGTGGAGGCATTCGGTGACGCTCTCTTCCGCGGTCTCAATCAAGACTTCTCGCAGGACGGTTCACTCATTGAGGATCTCAAGAGGTCTGCCATGGAGACCCCCACCTCCTTTGTGACGATGCTGATCGTAGGTGCCGCGGCACACGAGAGACTCACACCGGAGCAGATTGAGTCACAAATCGCTTACTTGCGTGACCCCCTCTCGGCACGGGTCGCAGGACTCGACAAGAATCTGCTGGTCGGGAAGACCGATGCAGAGATCCCCGCCACCTATCGAGCCGCATGGAAGACCCGCGATGTGGTAGCAGGCGAGAAGTTCCGGCAGCAGTTGCATGAACTGGCAACCAATGAGCAGTCAGACCCTACGTTCCCCACTTTCTTCACCGATCAAAAGACCGGAGAGCATGTGGTTAAGATCCTCGATCCCATCAATGGCAACGTGCATGAACTCACGAGGACAGAGGACATCGGTCAAGCCAACGATGTCTTTGCTCAAGCAAGCGGGATTTGGCGCATCCACCTCCTATCCTCCTTTGGAGAAGAGAAGCGGATCACAGAGAACGCGGCACGGCAGGGAATCGACGGCATCAACTTTCATTACAACTTCTCCCTTCACACGGGAGAATCCAACAAGCTATCCGGTTTTGAAAATCTCGACGAAGAGGCAAAGCAACGCATCTTGAGAGCGGAGTTGCCGGACGGCAGTGATGCCATCAAAGCAATGGTGGAAGGTTGGCAGAAGACCCATTTTCTTGAGGACACTCAACGGTTTGTTTCCAACATCACCAACGCGAAGGGCACACCGGATGTCAACCGACACGAGTCTCTCGACATGTGGACTGATCGCATTCTGCAATCCGGCAGGGTGACACCGGAGCAATTCACCTCATGGGTCGCCGCAACGGAGGCAGCAGTCTCCGCTCGTAACGGTTCACCCGTAGTCTTCATGCCCAATAAAGTTGACCCCAACCGGAGTGAAGTGATTGAGGGTGTCACCAAAGCGGGCATGCATCTTTTTGGTGGTCACATCGCAGATTTTGAAGCGTATCCCGCAGACTTGAAGGGTTACTATATGGGGCTTAGTTCCTACTTTGCGGATGTCGCGGAGTTGGGTCTCCATGTGAAATCGGCAGTGGATGCCGGAGAGATCCCAAAGGAGTTCTCCGAGTACCTCGCCAATGCGTTAGGATTGCCCACAGAGGATCGATTGGCACCGAAGAGTGCCGAGATACTGGCAGAGGCAGCAAACCCTCATCTTGAGGCAGCAGGGCAACCGACCTTCTCCCTTGGCAAAGGAGTTGAACATGCTCAGAAAAACTCGGAGTTGGCAAAGGAGGTAATGAAGAAAGCTAGGGAACTAGCAAAAGCAGGAGAGGATGCAGAAGGTCACTTCTTCTCTGAGTTTTGGGCAAAGATGGTTGCCAAGGGGGGAATGAACTTTAAGCCCACAACCGAGAACATACTAAAAGCAGTTAACAAAGGGTTGCCAGATGTGTTGGATTGGTTGAAGAAAAACCCCCAATATCAGAACTATTATCACAAAGATTGGGAACTCACCAACTCATTACTCAAGCAGGCATTCCCCGACATAACCGATGACGAGTTTGTAGGATTTAGAATCATCACCGGACTATGTTCACCAAGCACAAAATTGGCGGGCAACATGAAGGATGCAGTGCAGCTTATGAAGTTGTGGAAGGAGACGGGTTCCCTCAAGTCGATGGAGTGGGAATGGAGTCCCAAGGGAAACCGGAAAGTAAAAGACGGCAACCCATTCAATCTTGAGGGCACCACTGGTGCCCTAAAGATATTCTCCCTGCATGGAATTGATTCCTTGTTCAGCAAGTTGGGGTCTTGGCAGAAGGTTCATGACTACCTTCATGAGGCAGTAACATCAAAGGAACTCAACGCATTCAACCGTGAACTCGGATTCAAAGGTGACGTTGGGGATATTGGAAAGATCCGAAAGGTTGTCATGGAGGCAACTGGTCAAGATGAACTCATTCCGCGCATGTTTGCATTTGGCTCAAAGGTTGGTGCCTACACCCTAAACACCACTGGAGATGATCGGTTCACGACCACCGATATTTGGGAGGCACGGTTTGTCCGGTCTCACTTCCCAGAAATGTTCAAGTCTGGCACAGGACTGCCAGTCAACATGGACGAGCACCAGTTGTTCCAAAACTTCTCCCGCGTGTTTGGCGAGCAGTTCAAGAAGTCCACTGGACTCGACCTGCCCCCTTCCGCCTTGCAAGCGATCCGTTGGTTCTATATGATTGAATCAGCAAAGAACGCTGGATACGCACATGCAAAAACCGACCAATCAATCTCTGGATACACAGAAGCCGCAATCCGACAAAAGCTCGGCGACATTTCTGGACTTGATCCGCGAAGTGGGGGACAGAGCAACGGAGCAAGTGAGGCAGGAGATGCAACATTCAGCATCAAAGACCCAGCCAAGCTCCGAGACGAACTCGACAGAATCGAAAGGGAGTCTGGCAGCACAATCCGTATTAAGTCGGGGTCTGGCGAAGACACTGGAAGAAGCCCAGAAGATGGTGGACGAGGCAATCTAGCGTCGATCACTCCAGAGGAGTTTTCTCGGATCGCGGGTGCAAATAAGGCATCCCATAAGTTTGGATCTTCCGTAGACGTTCAGTCTCCCGAAGACTACAAAGATCACACGCTTATTGTAGTCGAGAAGGATGGCGGCACCTTCTCCATCCGCTCCGCAGAAGATCGTCAACGCTTCCAAGACGAACTGGATCGCCGCGTCCACTCTGACCCCGATGTCTACACCCCAATTTGGGAGAGCATGCGGAAGAAGGTCAGCAAAGTGCAGTCAGTCATCGATGCCTTCGCTCGCGCAGATGCCCGCGAGACCAATGGCACTCTTGAGGAGAAGTACCGTGAGCAGGGTCTTATCGAGATCAATGCCGTCATCAACTCTCTCCCGAAGGATCTCCGCACCAAATTTACCCGCGATTGGAAGAGTCCCTACTCCGGCGAGGCGGGCAATATCTTTACCCAATACTCAGCACTCGACAACGATAAGGCCCGCACCGACTTCCTCATCAAGACGGTACGCAAAGCGAAACAGGCACTCGATGACACTCTTGTCGCCGAGTACTCTGATCGTCACCAAAAGCTACTGGAGAAGGCAGAGCCGAAGTTCAAAGCGGGTAAGGCTCCGAAGGGCAAGCTCGGTGCCGACACGCATGCGATCCTCGCCGACATCCAACGGTACTCCCACATGGATCTCGCTGAGATTTCCACCCACTCACAGAATCTTGAGGCTGAGAAGGCCAAGCTAGAGAATGGTGAAGGTGTCTACTCCGACGAGGAGAGGCAGGCCCGCCTCGATAAGCTGGACGCTCAGATATGGTTGACCGACCTGCACGGAGGAATGTCTCCCACCAATGAGGAGGGCAAGGTCAAGACCGCGGAACTCCGCAGGCGGGATATTGACCGGATGGCAGCATCGGTAGAGGAACTCAAGAGCATCATCACGGAGGGTCGCTTTGACTTCAATGCCGAGCGGAAGGCGCGAACTGCTCAGACCAAAGCGATCCGGCAGCAGGTGCTCGACATCGTCAATAACGGCAAGAAGGGAACCCCTACGGGACTCGCGGTGGCAGAGCAACGTGCCAATGGTGTCATTGAACCCGTCACCTCTCAGATCGATGCGATGCAGAGACCCACTGCTCTCTTCCGGCAGATCCTCAAGAACTCCCCACTTGCGGATCGCTTTGTCCGTAGGATCTATGAGGCGACTCATACGGAAGCGGATGCCAATGTGACGTTCAAGAAGGAGGCAATCGACACCCTCCGCAAAGCATGGGGCAAAGAGGATAAGCCGATCAGCAGGATCGCGGCACTCCGCACCATTGCAAAGCTCTCAAAGATGCTCAACGAGACGGGCATCATGGTCTACCCCAATAGCGTCTACACCGTGAGGACGGTGGAACGCGGAGACATCAAGAAGTATGAGGGTCTGATCCCCGACCGTGAGTACGACTACCTCACCCACCTACTAGAGAACGACACAAAGAATAAAAAGGGTGAGTGGAGCATTAAGAAGGTCGATGTCCATGAGATCACGGAACTCGGAGACAAGGAGGAGTTGAAGCTATCCCCCCTCCAGTTCGTTGATGCTCTGATGGCAAGCGATCAACCGGACGCACAGCAGAAGATTGAGCGGAACGGATTGACCCCCGAAGTAGTGGATCAGATCCGCGAGTTGGTAATGAAGTCCGGAGCAGGTGCCGTCTACGATCTCGCCCGCAAGAGTTACGACAACTACGACCGGATCAATGCGGTCTTCCGTAGGTTGTACGGAGTCGATCTCCCCCGCATTGAGAACTATTCCCCCCTCACCTTTCAGACCTCCGACCCCGACAAAATCATCAATATGGATGAGGGGCAGGCAGGAGGTGCAAGTGGTCAACCTTCGTGGTCGAAGTCCCGCGGCAACTTCGGTGGCATCCTCCGCTACGACAACGCATGGGCAAAGCTACAGAACCACATTCAGAATGTGAACTATTGGGTCTCTCATGCCGAGATGCTCCGCGACTTTCGCGGTGTCTTTGGTGATCTCGGAGTCCTCAATGCCATCGGCACGAATAAGGCAGACCACAAGCTCTTCATGCAGAACTTCATGAAGGTGATGGCACGGGACGCTCAGACTACTGGCAACATCACCTCCTTCAACAATGCTCTCAATAAGGTGTGGGGGGGGGTTTTGTCAGTGGCGACTCTCGGAGGTTCGGTGCCGACCGCAGTCAAGCACGTTACCGTTGCCACCGCGCCACTGCTAGTGATGCCGTTCCATGAGTTCCTACTCTCCGCATTGAAGGTAGGGTCGATGACATCAGATCGTGGCGCATGGTTCGGCAAAGACAGCATGATCAAAGATCAGTCCGTGAAGCGGTTCTCCGATCAGTCTCATGCGGAGTCCGGCTCAGACGCGATCAAAGCGGCAAAGGAGTTCAAGAGTCAGCTACTCACCAATGTCGCCATCTACGGCAATGAGGCAGGCAAGCTCTCAATGGCGGGCATCCACGGGACGGTCAACGTCTCCGCGGCATGGTCATCGGCAGTACGCTACGATGGTGCTATCCGTGAGGCAAAGGGTCTCGGCATCACTGATCCCGCGGCACAGCACCAATATGCTCAAGAAAAGGTGGATGACATGCTCCACGAGACCATGAACCCCACCTTTGGAATCGATAAAACGATCTCCCGTTGGGGTTCCGTTGGGCCGGATTGGATTCAGATGTTCGCGGGGCCTGCACAGCAGAGACTCGCAAAGGTCATCGATATCGTGAAGTCATCTGGCATCGATGCTGGCAAAGAGACCACTGCCGCAGGAAAGGCAGGGGTTCATCTTGATCATGCTGCCCGCATGGTGGTCGGAGGTTGGCTTGCCGCGGGTGCCGTCGAGTGGCTTATTCATGCCGCGTACACCTACCTTGCCGGAAGCGACAAGCAGAAGGAGGAGGTGCTAGATTGGCATGACCTCGTGGGAACGATTGCCGCAGGCCCACTCTACGGTGTCCCTGTCGTTGGGCCTATCTTCTCGACCGGAATCAAAGCGGCGATCACTGGACATAATCCGTTCTTCACCTCCGGCAATCCGTTCTCGGATTTGGTCGGGGCGAACAAGCGTGTCTGGAAGCATCTCATGGATGACGAGATGAAGGGCAAAGACTACGCGGAACTGGTGAAGTCTACTTCACTTGCTGCGGGGTTAGTGCTTTCTGCCCTCTTCAAGAAGACCCTCGCAGCAAAGGCACTCGCAGCAGTGGGTGCATGGAGCAACACCGGAAAGGCAGTTGCGGGTGTCGTTGAGAACGCAACCGAATAAAATGAGAGATGTCCGATTGAAACAGGTTGCCCCTCCCTTTTGAGGGGTGTATATACTCACCCGATGTCCATCTCTTCCTCCACATCCTCCGTATCCATCACGGGCAATGCCTCCACCGTGACGGCTTATGTGGTCAATTACCCGTTTTTTGATGCCTCGGATCTAAAGGTTTATTCGGTTAATTCGGCAGGAGTATCAACCCTTCTGACCCTATCCACTAACTACACCGTCACTGGGGGCAACGGGTCAACGGGATCGGTTGTGACCACGGCAGCAATTCCCGCGACCTCGACGGTTATCATCTCCCGTAGTGTCCCTTATACCCAACTGACCTCCCTCACCACGGGTGATCGTCTGCCTGCCGCTAGTCTTGAGAAGGCACTAGACAAGCTCACGATGGAGACTCAGCAGTTGAGTCGCAACACCCTCCCCGATGTCGCTAATACGGCAGGATCTGCCCCCTTTGTCTTGGGTATCTCCGCAGCAGGGGGGTCTCCTTCGTGGGTCTCGCAGACTGCCTCCGCGATTGCAGATGGTGCGATCACATCGGCAAAGCTCGCATCAGCAGCAGTCACCCCCGCGAAGCTATCGGCTAACGGCAATATCACTTGGGACGCATCGGGCAACCTAACAGCACCGACCTTCACAGGGAGCGTCACAGGCAACGCTACGACCTGCACTACAGCAACCGCAGTAGCGGCAGGATCAGTCACCCCCGCAGGATTGTCGGGATTGGTTGGCAACAACGCATGGGTCTCAAAGACTGCCGCATATACCGCAGTCGCAGGAGACCGCATAGAGGCCGACACAACCTCTGCCACCTTCACGATTACTTTACCCGCCACTCCGACCCTCGGAACGATGGTGACTCTTGCAGACGCAGGACGCACATGGGCGACCAACAACCTTACCGTGGCCCGCAACGGAAACACGATTGAGGGGTTAAGCGAGGATCTTGTCTGCAACGTGTCGGGCAAGCGAATCGCGGCAGTCTACAACGGATCAACTTGGAGAATTTACTAAAATGAACCTATCGACACTAATTGGAAGCGGAGCAAATCCTTATTTGGAATTTGGATGGGTAACTGCACCGACAACTGCACCTCAACCATTAACCTCCAATGCAGTCACCACACTCACGGTTGACACGAAGCTCGCTGATACGGGCAACTTTGGAAGCGTTGCCAGTAATCAAATCACGCTTGCGGCAGGGACTTATTATTTCGAGGGAAACTGCCCTATGGTGAACACTTCGGGAGGGTGGAGTAGTTACATATTATCTCTTAGAAAAAACGTAACAACGACCCCCGTTATTGTTTCCTCGTCAACAGCGAGTTGGGTTGTGTCGGGTGTCGCTACGGGCTTGAAGGGACAAATAACGATTGGCTCATCCACTATCTTTGACATGACGGTAATCGTTTATGGATCTAGTTATGTAACTGAACACCGATCCGGCGTGTATAATACCCTATTCACCCTCGGCACCGCAGGCGCAGACCAACGCGCCACGCTAAAACTTTGGAAGCTCGCCTAATCCTATGACCAAAGAAGATTACATCAAAACCGTATGGGGTGCTGCTTGCAACAACCTCGGATATCCTATTTGTAACGCATACTTCTACCGAGAAGAGGGTGTGCCTAAAAGCGTCACCGACAAGGCTATCACCGCAGAATGTGAACGCATTCTAGCCGAACCTCCTCCAGAACCCGTCACTCCAAACCTATAATCACCCCTCACCACTATGTCCATCACACCCGCCACTTACGCTCACGTTACCGGAGCCACCCGCATCGACACATCGAATCCCGCGATGCGGATGTACATCGATCTCGGTGCCCCTATCGACGGCCCTCTCTCCGCGGAGATCCCAAACTTCCCCTCTAAGGCAACTGCCGCAGAGAAGTATTCTGAGGACATCACGAATGCCGCTCTGACCAGCACGGCATACCCGTCTGACGTAGCCGGAAACGACTAAGTCATGGCGACTCCTTCGATCCGTAATTCTCACGCTCGTCACACCGCGATCCGGTGGACGGCAGGTGATACCCTTCCTCCGGTTGATGAGGTAGGCGGGTCGATGCCTTTGCTGGTAGACGCTACCACGGGCAAGTTGCTGGTCGATGCACAGGCAACGATCTCGACCGATCTCTCGCTCATTGAGTCAAAGATGGACACGGCAAACGGAATTGCAACGGGGCAAGCGGCAGACACCGCTGCAATCAAGTCCTCTAACACGAAGGTAGCAGGCTTCTCTATCCCCCCCTACAACGATGTGGTTATGGAATACACAAACGGCTCATTCCCAACCAAGCCAACGGAAATCATTTTCAAGCAAAACGGAACTCCTGTCTATTACCTCGCATTGACCTATGATGTGAATGGTGCAGTCACTCGGGTCCAGCAAGACTAATCTCTTAGCTCATGGCTAACTTATACTGGCAAGACTCAGGCTCTCAAGCATGGGAAGATCCTCTAAATTGGTGGGTTGATGACACCGCTATTATCCCTGCTGGTTTTGCGCCTTGGATTGATGCTGATGTTCCTCCAACATACTTAGGTTACGATCTCACTTTAGCATTAGGAGCAACGAATGCTCCTATAATTGGAGTTGCTATTGGAGTTGCTATTGGAACAGACGCAACTGGAACTTGCAACATTTATAGTGTTCTGAATGGTGGAACCATCAATGGAGGCACGTTCTCTGGAGCTAGTTTTAGCAATGTTGGCACGATCTTCGGCGGCACATTCTCTGGAGCTGATTTTTTCAACGGCGGCACGATCTTCGGCGGCTCATTCTCTGGAGATAATTTTTACAACGGCGGAGGAATTGAAGCAGGAACATTCTCTGGAAGTGATTTTGGTAACTACAACACGATCTTCGGCGGCTCATTCTCTGGATCTGGTTTTAGGAATTTTGGAGGCACCATCAATGGCCAAGAGCATGGTACGCCCGCCTTGTTCTCTGGATCTGACTTTCTAAACAACGGAACCATCATTAGCGGTACTTTTATTTACCCAGCGGTAAACATATCTACCAATGGAGGAAATACATTTCTCTCCGTAAGTGGATTTGGCGTAGCTTTTGGCTACCCAACTCCTGCATCTGGAGGAAGCGACCAAATGATTGCCAGACTCCTCAACCTACCTTGGTTCATTAATCTCTAAACTTTGATCTCTGGAAATGAATAAGCGATAGCCGAACATTACCCATAGACAAACAACCAGAAGTCTAACTGTCCAAACCAGACAAACAAAATAATGTCCCTCACCCTAACTCCAGTTGTCGCTCCTACTCAGGCTCGTGCTACCCTCGTCGCCGCTGATGTCACTGCCTTTCAAGCCCTGCTTGGTGGTTCTGGCCTTATCACCCTCCCTGCTGGCAAGACTGCCGCAGACATTGCATCATTCCTAGTAACTGTCCAACCAAACGGCGGGGGCTTCCTACAGGTTTCGATTAAGTAGTTCCCCTCCCATGCAACTCCTCCGCGATCTTTGGCTACTCGTTAAGTCGTACCCTCTAGCGGTTCGGATCGTGAGGGAGTTGAACGACATCGAACACGCAGGCGTTGTTAAAACTCAGATTGCCTACCAGCAAGTAAGAACCGCACTTGTCAAAGAAGCTAAGTACGTTGACTCCAAAATCACGGGTTCGATTGTCTACATCGCCCTTTCTCTCGCAGCATACCTCCACTCAAAATGACCACTCCGACCAACCACGACGAGATTCTTGGGACGCTCCGTTCCATTCTCGGCATCATCCGTTGGATCGGTCTCCCCCTCATCGGTTGTCTCGCAGTTGGTCTCGGCATCATGGTGACAGACCACTACGGGCAGGAAATTTTGGCTTCTGACAGGGACTACATGAAACCAAAGGTCACCCGCCTTTGGTTGGAAAGGCACCCCGAAGTCACGATTGACGAGGTACGCTGATGCTTTGGGATATTCCTCAAATGGTCACCACCGTTGGTGGAATCATCAACAAGTTCGTGCCGGATCGGGACGCGCAGGTGAAGATTCAAGCGGAACTGTCCATGAAATTAATGGACATGGAAGCGGCAATGTCCAAAGCGCAGACTGATGTAAATGCGGCAGAGGCTCAGAACTCCAACCTCTTTGTGTCTGGTTGGAGACCATGTGTCGGGTGGGTGTGCGCCCTTGCCTTTGCTTGGCAGTTCGTAGGTCAACCCCTCTTCAGTTTTGCCTATGCCCTATGGTACCACGCACCCGCCCCCGTGGTAGCCCTTCAGTCGGACGCACTCATGACCGTTCTCATTGGAATGCTTGGACTCGGTGGCTATCGCAGTTGGGAGAAGATCAAGGGAGTTACTAAGTAGAGGTTGCACCTGCCCGTAGGTGTATATAGATATCACCGCGTGAAGGTTGACCAACTCCTCCAACTTGCCTCCGAAAAGCCTACCGTTTTTAGGGAATGGTTTTCCTTAATGATGAAGTGGGAGGTGGAAGTGGGATCGGATGGTCACATCAAAGACGAGTATCTCTCGGACGGGCAGGGTCGAACCTACTGCGGATTGACCACTAAATCAGACTCCCTTCCAATCACCGGAACCCCTTCGCCCACCTTCGTCATCGAGACCTACTTCCGAAAGTACTGGATCCCATTCTCACTCCTCCCCAATGGAGTGACTCAGATCGCCGCGAACTACGGACTCAATATGGGACGCACGACAGCAATCATGATTCTCCAGCAAGCAGTCGGTTTCGTGAAGGTGGATGGTCAACTCGGCCCCATCACCACCCGCGCCTGCTACCAAACCGACCAGCACGAACTCTGCCTCAAGCTGATCGAACTCGGTCGCGCCCACTACGAAGAGATCGGTCACGGATCTCGCGCCCGCTTCCTCTCCGGTTGGCTGAATCGAAATAAGGACGTAGCTGAGAAATTCGCATGAAGAAAAAAACCAAACAACCGGAACGTGTAGCAGGTGTGGTGATCGTCTCTGATCTCCACTGCGGATCATCGGTAGGTCTTTGGCCCGACAACTGCGAGACCGACACGGGCAACACGGTAGGCATCGGCAACAACCTTCACCAACGGTGGCTATGGGAGTGCTGGCAAGACGCGGTGAAGCGTACTATTGCCCACTTCAATGGGAGACCCTTCTACCTCATCTGCAATGGCGATCTCATTGAGGGACGGCATCACGGCACCACCGAGATCGTAGTCTCTAAGAATATGGAGCATGCCGCGGCAGCAGTGGTAGCTCTTGAGCCTCTCGCGCAGGCCGCGTCTCGGAGGTTCTTTACGGCAGGCACCGAATGCCATGTGGGTGACTACGAGAAGTTCATCTGCAAGGAACTCAAAGGCGAGTGGTGCGGAGATAAGGCACTGATCGAAGTGAATGGCACCCTCATGGACATTGCCCACCACATGCCGACATCGGCCCGCGCATATCTTGAGGCGGGTGCCATGAGTATCACGATGGGGAATGCTCGTCAGAACTACGCACGATCCGGTCACCGAGTCCCAACGGTCTATGCCCGCGGTCACCGACACGTTGGTGGTCACTTCTCGGATGGTCGCGGTCTCTTCCTCGTCACCCCCGCTTGGCAGGTGCTCACCCGCTACGCTCACAAAGTGGTTGGTGACAGCATCTGCTCGTGCGGCATGACGCTCTTAGATTGGTCTGTAACGCCCGATGGCGAGATCCCTGCGGTAATCCCACTAACCTACACTCCCCGTGAAACTAGACCCATCTTCGCATGACCTAAAAGAGAGTGCGCTCGCTGCACTTGATGCAGAGTTCGCTGTCGATTCGGAGAGTGACCTACTCGAAGAGGGATGGGTCGCCGCGATCACTATGGCTACCCGTCACAACGTCTCCCGCGATGCTGCCGATAAACGGTTGAGGAGACGGGTCGCGGACGGGGCAATGGAGGTGCAATCCTTTTACCTCCTCAAGAACGGAACCCGCAGGGAAGTTGCTTTCTTCCGACTCAAATGAAGCAGCAACCGCAGGAGAGGCTGGTCGAGAAAATGATGCAGCAACTCAGCGAGCACTTTGACACGGTTCAGATATTCACCACCCGACATGAGGAAGGAGAGACGAGCGTCATTGAAACTGGTGCTGGCAACTGGTTTGCACGGTACGGTCATGTCCGCAAGTGGGTGGACGAGCAGGAGCAAGAGATCGTCGTTGAGTTGGAGGATGATGAGGATGAGGATTTGAGGTAGGGTTACAGACCCTGCCTGCTATTAAAGTGGGACTGAAACCGAAAATAGTCCCACTTCTACACAGATAACCTCTTGGGTTCGAATCCCTGCCTCACCGCTCCTTTTCTCTGTAGGGCAAAAAACCCGCAGAGCAAGCAAATAACAGAGTGTAGAGGGTGGTTGACTTCGGTGGAGGATAGTGCGAAGTGGAACCAATGGAACTGACCACAACCAACGCATCGACCTACCAAAAGTCCAAACGTCTCACCCCACGGTTCTACCCTTCGCGCCAGCAGTGGGTGGTGGATCTGCCCGAATACCTCAACAATGGTGCCCGCGGGAAGAAGTTTTTTGATAAGCAGGAGGAGGCAATGAGGTTCTGTGTGAACCACATGAGTCAGCACAAGCTCGGCATCGTGAGGGAGAGGGTCGAGCGGTTAGGTTCCTCGGATACCATCTCCTCACTCGTGCAACTGTACATTGCCGAGCAGGAGTCCCGCGGGAGAGCCGCGACCGGAGTGGATCAAGCCAAGACATGCCTCAGACGATTTGCCGCAAACTACGGAGACCTCTCCCCGAAGGACATCGGTGGCGACGATATCGAGAATTGGCTCTCCTCACTGAATCACGGAGTCCGAACCGTATTTAACCACTTCGCCCAAGTCCGGCAGTTCTACAGTTGGAGAACCATCCGCAAGATGGTGCCGAACTCTCCCGCGTTGGATATGGAGGCACCCCCCAAATCGGATAAGGATGCCCGCATGCAGATCCTCACACCGGACGAGATGGATGGTCTGCTCAAGCTGGAGGTGGAGTCATGGATCAAGTGCAAGTTCGTGCTCGGAGGGTTTGCCGGACTGAGGGTCATCGAGTTGTCGAGGATGGCATACGATTGCGTTGATGAGGAGTTCGCGGAGATCAATGTCAACAAGCACCAAAGCAAGCAGGGGCAGGCACGAAGGCCGCGAAGCGTCACCCTGCAAGATGCAGTGATCCGGCACCTGCCAAAAGGAGAAGGGTCTCTTGTTGGTGAGAGTAAGGAATGGAAGTGCCACCGCGGGATGCCTGCGGAGGCAAAGTTGGGTGGCGATAGGTTCCCACAGAATGCCCTCCGGCACTCGTTTGCCAGTTACCATCTCGCGCACTTTAAGGATGCCGCATCAACCGCTTTTGAGATGGGGCACGTTTCCCCAAAGTTGATTTACGAGACCTACGCTAATGCCGTCTCCCGCCGAGATGCCGCGAGATGGTGGGCTTTATAGATCCAGTGTCTATGCTGGTCTGTGGTTTATTTTCGCCTCTAAGCAATTTTCTTATATACACTACGACTAAGCGAATGTATTAGATGGTGCATGACACAAGCGTGCCCCCCACTACAACTGAAACCCCAACAACTAAAAACGCTCGTGCAACTCGGTGAGGATGACCCCGATGTCACCTACGAGGATCTGATGGAGATCGTTGAGATCGCTCGTGCAGCACTTGACAATCAGACGAAAGTTTGTTCCGAGACATTGAACGGAACGGAACGGAACGGAACGGAACGGAACGG